TATCCCAAAGCTCCCGATGTTCCCTTTGAATCATAGTTATCGCGCTTGACCACGAGCCTGCAATTCTATCAATTTCTTTTACAGTTATGTGCTTGGGTCTGTTTGACATAAAGGAATATTCTTTACGGCCAGGAATAAAGCCCAGCTCTGCAAAAAACATGCCTAGGTCCCTTGACAATCTTACTTTTTGGCCTCTAGTTGCTGCCATTTGTATCTTCTCCTTCTACTGGTCTGCCACCTTCGTCTGGGTTGGCTGCAGAACCTGCTATATTTGCAGGAACTCTTAGTTCATTGTGTCCTTCTAGTTCTTCAAAACCTAACTTGTCTCTCGCTTCATTCGGAGTAATAATCCCAGCATTTACTAATGAAGTATAATACTGAGACTGGTCTCTCAATTCTGGCTGAAGTGCAGGAATGTTTGTTACATCCTCTATAACTTCGAACCCAAAGTAGCGACTAAAAGCAAGATTCATCTTTCGTACTATTGGAAGTATAGTTTCCAAGTAGTAGAGTCTCATATTTGGACGAATATTTGCATTATTTCCTGAGTCTAGCAACAGAGGAGGAATTCCAAGAGCTTTTAGAATAGTCTTTTCATTATCAACAATAGCTGCAGAAAAATCTAATTCTCTAAAATTGACTCCGGAGACTTTGTCTACCTCGATTCCTCCATCCAAAATAAGAGGAGTATGTCCTCCTGCGTTTGGTTTGTATCTTACTTGCCAGCTTTGTAGCATTCTTTCTTTAATCTTCTCAGACAAAGTGTTTGGAGACTTAAGTACCAACCCTGGAACTGCACCATTCTTAAAGAAGTTATCCTGAAACTTTCTCATGTTTGCCATCAACTGCATTGTGCGCACTGCTGGCTTTAATCTTGATACACCTCTATAAATATCGTGAAAAGAATTTTCTTTTATATGGATAATTTCGCTAGGTGAATAATCAACATCGTTATAGGTATACTTTTCAACATAAGTTCTTGAGTCTGCGTGAATAGTGACATTATCAGCGGGTATATGATACAAGTGAGCGCCATCATAGTATATGAAAATGTTACCATCGAGGATGTAATCAGTGATAACATTCCTCTTAAAAGTATTAATATCCTGAAAAGGATTTGGTTCAACATTGAGTAGAGTATTTACTTTTGCTCTCTTAATACCTTTAATAACTCCAGGTAAAGAGACTGGTTGTACTACAGCAGGTATTTCTGCAGCGTCGTCTACTACCATGTTTACCGCACGATTTACAACTTCAAGAGTTTCATAGTACATTTCGTAACTATCATGAAACTCTCTAGAACCTTGCTTATCTGCTCCAAAGTAAGCCTGTATGGGATTAAGCTTTTCTTCGGTGTCTTCTAATTTTTTTCCGCCTCCGAAAATGTTATACCATGCCATGCTTTTCTCTCTGAATTTCTACCCATTTTTTCTGCTTTGTAGCAGTTCCAAGTGATGGATCTTTTCCGTAAATTGAGTGTAACTGTAAGTGGTGCTCGTGGCAAATTGTTACTGTATGTTCGTACAATTCTGCCCAGTGTTCTTCTATAAAAATGTCTCTAAATTCTAATACATCTTCTGGGAGTACTTTTTTCTGTTTTACCCACTTATGTAATAAAGGGCTTAAACTATAAAAGTGGTGGAAGTCTAGGTCTTCCTCCGTTCCACAAATGTAGCACTCAGTGCCTTTTTGATATCCCGACTTTGCTTTGTCTCTTATGTATTTTACGAGGTCTCTCTTTAAATCCATTTTTCATTACCGAAATTATATCTAAGTTGAGGTTTTATGTCAAATATTATTTTTCTCACCTATCATTAGAACCCTGTGACCGTGGTTTCAAATGAATACAAAGCATACCTAAGTGCGTCTGCCATGTGTGAGGCCATATCATGTTTTGGTTTTTCTTTTAATAAGTTGGGATTTGGATCCCATTGATACTGGTCTAGACTTACAAGTGAGTGATTACAGTTCTTATGAACAATCAAGTTGTCATTATCAACTATACCTGCTACATGACCAATGCCATCAATTACTGATTTCTTTGCATTGATAGTTGAGATACTATAGTTTTGTGCAAAGTCAAATCGTGTCTGTGCTGCTGCGGAGTCAATGTAAATGTAATCAATACTCCACTTTTCCATCATGTGAAGAATGGCTTCTGCGTGTTTATCTGTTGTCTTCTCTGCATCATAGTATTCATCTAGCAGATAGAACTTTTCATTATCCCAGTCATATGCAATTACACAAAAAGCCGTAGGATCACGAAAACCAACATCAAGACCGGCAAAGATATCCATTCCAGTAGTATCAAATTCGGACAAATCCGCGATGCAATCTTCCGCGTTAAAATTCCAGATCTGACCTTCATACGTGTTAAAGTCCGCTTCATATTCTTGTTTAAACTCTGCACTACTCATCGATTTCCTGGCTTCTTCAATGTCAGATGGGCTCATGCGAGGATTGTCTAAATATGTTGCACGTATGGATACCCACTCAGGATAATCATCCTGGAAGCCTCTCTCGAAGAACTTTGCAAACCAGTTGTTTCTTCCTCGAGGTGTTGAAATAAAAATCGCTTTCGAATTGTCTTTGTCAAGCGTAGGACGAAGAGATACGTTAAATGCTTCTTCTCCGTCTGTCAAAGCCGCTTCATCAAATATAATCAAATCATAGGATCGACCTACACAAGAGTCTACTTGGTTTACTGATCCCATGCGTATTGTTGAGCCGTTTGTTAGCTCAATTACTTTATCTTTTGCGTTGTCTCTTTTTACCTCTAAGTCAAAGTGTTTTATTAAGTTTCTTTGCAAATCAAATGAAATTTGGGAAAGCGAGTAGTTAGGAGACATGATAAGTATGTTCGACCCTGGTACGAGAGAAACAAGCTGTCCTACAATGTTTGCAATATATGTCTTTCCCTGCCTACGAGAGAGTGATGCTGTAACAAAACGATACTTGGGATTGTTTACAGCATTGATGAGAGCTATCTGCGAAGGCAGTGGGTCAACTCCTAAAAGTTCCAGGTATGGATTTACTGGAAGTTTTAGAAATCGAGTGTCTGGTTGTAGCTCTACTAAACCTTGTGAGTGTATATCTTTTCTGCTTATTTCTACTGTCATTTTCTTATATACCAAGATGGATAACGAGACCAAGGACTTTCCTTGTTCTCAAATTCGTATACGACTACTTTCTTCTTTACGGATTTTGCAAATTTATCTACGCACTTTACATTCTTTGGCCATTTACGAAGAGAGTAGTCGTCTCCTGAATAAATACCGCCAGGCTTTAGTTTTGGCCACCAGTCATAAAGTGTTTTGCCGTCTTCTTGTCCTGTGTGTGCGTAACCGTCTACATAAATAAAATCAAAAAAATTATCTTCAAAAATTTCAAGAGCTTTCGTAAAGCGCATTCGTAGTATCTCTACATTATCATATTCTGATAAAAGCTCTTTTGTTCTTTCATACTGAGCATCGTTGTGACCTCTGTCACCTGCCCAAGCATCTACACAATACCAGCGATATACTGGAATATTTGCTAAAACTCTACTTGAGAAATATCCTTCTGCTACTCCTAGTTCTATGCCGACAGGGTTATCCCCTGCCAGCCGAACTATATCTTCCCTTCTTATCATTACTTACCTTTCTGGTATGCTTGAGTTCCAAAAAATGCAGCTACGATTGCTGCAACTGATACGAAATATGTGGCTGCCATATCTCCTAAGATTTCTGCTGCTTGAGTATGGTCTGCCCATTCTGCAAAAATTACACAAGCTGGGTACAGTAGCATGCCAAAGAGTGCAAACCATGCCATTGCACGTTGAGCATCTCTCATTGCGTCTTCGTCCTCTAAACGTTTTCTTTTAAATTCGAGGTCGAGGTCATACTCCTCTTGAGAAATATGCCCATCCCCGTTAAGGTCTTTTTTTGCAATCTCTGAGTCAACTGTTTTTGTGACTTTCTGTTCTTCTTCTGCCATATCAGTTACTGAGTAGAACTACATCAAAGTTAAGAATACAATCACTGTTTGCACTTGTTGTAGTTGCTCGAAAGTCTATATCTGACTTTTCTGGTAAAACGAGAGGTATAGTAAATTCTTGTCGAAAACTACTTTGATAAACTTTAGTTTCGCTTTTTAATCGAAAACCATTAATAGCAGGATCTCGAACAAATAGATCTACAGAAGCGTCATCGCCTTTACCTGTACTTGCAGTATAATTCATTAAAAACCCAGTCTTCTGACGAGGAATTGTATATACTGCCATAAGTGTCTGAGCAAGGCCAGCGTCTACTTGAGCAACTATAGTGCCTGTCCCGCTTCCAACCCGTGCAGTGATAGTGCCTGCATTTTCATCAGAGTACTGCATACGAAACACTCGAAGAAATGGATTTATTGTAGTAACTGCTGTAAGTCCAGTAAGTGTTATTGTTTCTTCAAGAGGATCATAATTTGCATCAAGTCCTTGAATTGTAAGAGTACCAGTATCACCTCCATCCGTACTCAATACAAAAAGTGGCTGTGCCGCAGTTAAAGAGCTCCAGGGGTACAAGCCTCCTGCACTCCAAATGCTTTCTGGAGTTCCTGTAAGAGCAAGGTTACTTCCGAATTTATGAATATAAGAATATTGAGGGTCATTCCTCAACATTGAAAGTGTTAATCCAAAGGGTTCAAACATTACCACTTCACCTTATCTGCCCAGTATGCTGCAGACATCTTGCCTTTTGCAATATTCTTCGCATGACGAGCCTTGAAAGCACGTCTACGGGCTGCATAGGCTTTGCTTTCTCCTGCTTTTTTCGGAGAGCCTTTTACACCCTGCTGTCCAAACCGTATAGTCTTTACTTTACTTCCTACTTTTGCCACGACTATATGTGACTTCTTCGGATGTTTTGGAGTACGTTTTGGTTTGTTGTACCCTGAAACACCAGCTCTTGTAAGTCGGGGGTCTTTTTTCTTAGCTTTTCTTTTTGCGGCCACGTTTCTTCTTCTTGTATCCACTTGCGTAGATAGCTCGACCCTGTTTCTTAGCGTCTTTTTTGCGTTTATAAGTCTTTCCAGACTTTCCCCACTTATATCCGCCTTTAACTTTTCTTACTGGCACTACTCTTCTCCTTCAATCTGCTTTAGCTGTATCTTTTCCAGCTTCAGCCTGAGTTTTTCTAACTCTTCGTCATAGTACGTCAGTTTTCTTTCGATGTAAAGGAGTCTGATATTTTGTTCCGCATCGTCTGGTAATGCACCTAATTCGCCTCTTGGCCATTTTACACGAAACTCACTATTCATTTCGACTTCTTTATTTACTACAGAAGTATCTTTTTCTATTTGAGTAATCCTATTTTCAATGTTAAAGTATGCGATAACCGCCATACTTGTTGCTACCATTAATGCTACTAGGTTTCTCAAGGGTATAATAATATTCGAATGATCACTTACTTTGTAGTCAGAGTCATTCATTTCTTCCTTCTCTTGCGAGCATATGTTTTCACATATGTCGGCTTGCCTCCAGGATTGCCTGCTGCTCGTTTACGACGAATTGCTGAGCGAATCTGGGCTTTTGTCATTCTGCGAGCTTTTGCGGCTGGTACACACTTTGGATATTTCTTTCCAGTTGCACTCTTACGACCGCAGGGTTGGAATCCGCCACCCTTTTTAGGACGTGACAGGTCTACCCACTTTTCTTTAAACCACTTTGTAAGGCCAGAGTTCTGTCTAGCCATTACTTTTTCTTCCTTCTTTTCTTATGAGCAGAATTTTTCATAAGTTTGCCGTTTGGCATGTAGTGATAACCTTTTGGAGCTTTCTTACGCTTCTTCTTTTTCTTTTTGCCACTGTGATAAGCCATTATTTTCTCCCCATACGGTATTTACCGCCTCGTGCTTTGTAAGTTTTTACTAACCATCCGTTAGCATAAGCACTTGGATATACACGAAACTTACGCTTCGCTTCTGCTTTTACCTGTGAATACAATCTTTTGTTTGTAGGTACAGGTCTCTTTTTGGCTGCTTTCTTTTTACGCCTAGGCATCTGGGTCGAAGTCGTGCCATTCCTGGGCTTCGTCAGGCTGACCATCGTCTTCGTAATCGTCTTCGTAATCGTCTTCAAACACAATAGGTTTTTCTTCGCCTTTCCAAGCTGCAAGCTTCTTTTCAGCTTCAGCTTTAGATTCTGCAATAGAAAACATTTTTCCGTATTTTACAGTCCAACGTCCGTTAATTTTTTCTATCATTTTTAGTCTCCTTCTCCAGCCTTAGCAATTTTAAAAACTTTCTTGCGTCTGCTTCGGTCTTTACTATTAAAGTCGTTATACCGTTTGTTACAACCCAACGACCTCTTGAATCTTTTGTTATCATTCTTTTATCTCATTGTAAAATTTATGAGTGCCTATCTGATAATAGACGGGCCCCGCCCACTCTGGTTGCACATAATCTGCATGATACCAGAGGGAGCCATTTGTATTATCAGTGTGACCATAAATTTCTGTAGCAACGGTCAAACTTTTTTGCCATGCTTCTGAATTTTTTGGTACATCACTGAATCCATCACAATACCAAGTAAATTGGCAGGAGTATTTACTCTCTCCTCCTTGGTGTACTACTTCACATATCGTATTTGGAAACATATCACTATTTACTCTGTTTAAAACTACATGACCTACTGCTTTCATTGCCTCTTCTGTTTCGCCCCTACTTTCAAAATAAATTGTAATAGCTAGACATAGTATAGAGCCTATCATTTCATCAAAAGTGTAACAATGAGACCCACCAAAAATAATATAGTTGCGCCTCCTCCAAGAACAATACGGCTTTCAATTCTTTCTACGACATTTTCTATATCCCCAAGGCGAGAAAAAGCCGTTTTCCAACGCTCTTCGCACTGTACTTCGTGTGTCTTTAATTCAGTTTCGAGGACATGAATTCTTTGGTCTAAATCTTTATTCTCCATTGTTCAATAACTTTTCCATCAACTTTCCATAGTTGCCTTGTCCAAATGGCACACTTTCGTTAATTTGAACATTTGTTTGGTTTTTAATTGACGTTGAAACTTTTTCTATCTCTGCCTGCGCTTTGAGTTCTTCCATTCGCATCTTATGAGCCATTTGCATCAGGTCTGCAAGGTCTTTTTTACTATAAATTCCTGTTTCTTCCGCTTCTTCCAATTTAGAAGCTATCATTTGATCCATAACACTTGCTATATTATTTCGATTGCGATAGCCAGTGTCAAGATACACTGTATCTATGTACTTTTTTACTTCTCTTTTGTTGAGTATTTCACTTATTTTGTCCTCTGCTACACCCATATACTCGCTCACAGCAGAAATATTACTAAACTGCAAGTACGCATTAGCAATTTCCAGGCCTTCGGGCGATATGGGTACAATTTCTTTTGACACGAGAATATCTCCTAGTTAATATTTAAGTAATTATACTTCGGATGACGTGTGAAGTCAAGGACTATTTTTCTTACCTTAGTCTGCTAAAAGAGGCTGCCTGAGTCTTTTTGTAACAACGACTTTTATAACAACTCTATTCTGTATTCGTCCCACTGTTGAGTATCTTCGTTCCAATTATAACGTTTTTCGTCTGTCGGGTAAGGCACCGGGGCTTCCCAAAGACAAGTATTTTCATTTAAGTTCCAGCTTGGGTAAGGCTGTGGCGGTATAAAGGCATCTCTATCCGAGTCGTAGGTAAAACCCATACCTGCATAGTTTTTTCGCAGTGCTACCCCGCCGTCCGGTTCACCAGTTTCGGGGTTGTAATGAACTCCACCCCGCGTGTTATATGAGGTCTGCACCCAAGTGCCTTCTTGTGTATCCACAAAATCCTGTTCCGCAACAATGACTTGCGTAACCAAACCGTCTTCAATTTTTGCAAAATGACTCATGCTGTATATGTTCCTGAACTTGTAAATTTAACAACAGTATAAGACCCATCGGTTGTAACTGTAGGGGAGCCTGTTGTTGTTCCTGAATAATTTGTAGTAAGCATTCTTAGTATAACAACACCGGAGCCTCCATTATTAGTGTAAGCCCCGCCTCCACCACCAGTATTTGCGGCTCCCGCTGAAGAACTGTATACACCACCATTACCACCACCGCCGGCACCGCCGTAGGTGATCCAATAGCCTGCGCTCGGGCCTGTTCCAGAACCACCGCCGCCACCAGCGTAGTAAGTGCTTGTCCCTGTAATGCTAGAAGCTAGTCCAATGCCGCCGCCTCCTGCGGGGCCACTATTATTAGATGCGTTTCCTCCAACGCCGCCGGCACCGCC